AGCCGTCACACTCTTGAGCGGCTGGATAGCTTCGTGGTTGCGGTAGTCGGAAAGCATCTCACCTACAAGGAACTGACAGCATGAAAACTCCCCCAGAGCTAGACCGAATCGCGGACAAAGTTCTCGCATACCGTCCGAAACCCAAGACAAAAGCGGCCAAGCGTCGGAAGCGAAGGGATCAATATGCAAAGCGTCGAAGGAGCGAGTCATCTATATAATTCCCAAACTTTACCAATGATCGTCAAGGTAATGCGGGAGGTCCTACACTGTACGGCGTGTGATCGGGACTGGATCCCGGTGAGGGATTTAGAGCCGACGAGGTGCCCGAAGGCGGACTGTAGGAAGTTGGCGAGCTTTGGTGCTCCGGCTGCCGAACTGGCGGAAAAAGACGCGATAGGAAGCGATTCTAGCCCCGAACGGAAAGCGGTGCATAGCCCAGCATCCCCCAAATTGCCACCCCGGCGGAAGAACCGAGCACCTGCAGCCGACCAGGCGCAAGCCGAACCGGAAGCCAAGACAGCCGACAGGATGCCGACCGCGTCCGAGTTCCTCAAGAGCCGGCGATCAACCTTGTACCGATGACCCAGGCCCACGGCTTGACCATGCGACCATCCGGCAGCCTTCCGACCCTGACCACCCCTCGAGCACACTGCAGCCCCTCGACCCCGGCAGCCTCGCAGCCAGACCCCACACACTCCACCCCGCGGACATCCACCACCAGGCCGGCGACCCCCGCGGCTTCCGGCTTCGACCCCCTCGGGGCAAAGGGGTGGGGTCTCCCCAGGACGGGGACTTTTCGTTGACCCAGCTTCATCGCCATGTGATATTGGTTGGGAAATTTTGGGAAGTTTTTTAATTTCTCATTTTGATTTGGAGGGATTTTATGGTGCCAGTTTTTGAGGTAAGGATGAAGCCGGGGAGGGGTATGCCATGGTACGACTTCGACCGCTTCATTACGGAGAAACCGTGTTGGATGAAAAGGGAGCAATGGAAGGCTGATGTTCGAATACGGAAAAGGTGGTGGAATGAACAATAAACTTTAAGTCGCTTGCAGGTTTTTCTTTTCATTCTGAGGGATTGGTGGTAGTGTGCTGATTCAGGAGAATTGAGATGCAGGTACAGGTGACGTATCGGGATGGGAGTAAGCAGGTGTTTGAGGCTGAGAGGGTGGATGTGTCGGATGGGATGTTCTGGTTACGGGATGTTCAGTATCAGGAAATCTCTGGTGTGGCGATGGACGTGTTGAGGTGTTGGGTAACGATAGAGTCGGTGTTGAAGGAAGCGGCGTAGGGCGTAAAAATATTTCGAATTGCGCCAACCCCAAAGGCCGGTTTTTGAATTCGATTGCTAGGTGAAATCATGGAGAACACGGTGCTGGCGATTGTTCCGCACGCGATGTGCTTTGAGTGCGGGGAGATCATGCAGGCCACCCATGCGGTTGTTGCTGGCCAAATGGAAGCAGGACTGGCCAGATGGGTATCGGTCGCCGGAACACGCTGCGGCTCTCCTGGTCGAGCACGCATCAGCCCCGCCGTCGTGGCTGGAGCAGGATGCGCCGATTGAGTTCTGTCCGAACAACGGCAAGCGGTTTTTTGTGCAGTACCCGCTCACGGTTTTGGAGTTGGATGTGGAGGGCAAACCAATCGCTCCGCCGCTGCCGATGTGGAAGGTGCCACTCTTTCGTGAGGTGAAACCATGAAGTGTCCCAACTGTGAAGTAGGAACGTCGCCAGATGGAGTCAGGATGTGTTCCATGTGCGAAGCCGTAGCGGAAGCGCGGAAGATGCAGACGGCAGGAATTGCTCCCGGCTCTGGGGACACAACCGGAATGACGCAAAAGCAAATCGATAATGACCGAAGCCCTCGCGACACTTCCTGCTTCACTAAAGCCAAGTCTCGCGGTCAAACCACTTTCACTCTAGTCGAGCAGGACATGAGTTCCCCAAAGGTCATTGCCCAGTGGATCTACGAAAACATCATGACGTGCCCGGCGGAAAAACTGCACGCGGCTTTGGACTCTGCGATCGAGATGCGCGTGTATCCCAAGCGGAAGATCGCGGATTGAGTATGCTCTTCGTTTTCATCATCGCGTTCTTTGCCATGTGCTGGGTTGGGTTTCATCGGCTCATGGAGGGGAACTCGACTATGGCTTGCGTGGACGCGATTGCAGCTTTGGTCTGTTTGTGGTTTGTGGTGATGTTCTGGATTCGGCACAGGAGGAGGATTTAAGTGTTTACGAAGATCAAAGAAACCTTGCGGATCATTCGCGGTACCAGGCCGCCAAATGAAACGCCGAAGGCAGCCGTTCTGTGCCGCATTTGCTGGGACCCAGAGTCGAGAGAAAATCCCATTGAAGATTGCGTTTGTGGATGCGAAGAGATGTGCCTGAAGTGTAGGAAAGACTGCATTGCGTGTTTATCAAAAGATAAGGCTAATACACAGGAGGCATCGTGACGCACAAGCGGAAGAAGGAAGCGATTCGGAACTTTTTACGGCTGCACTATTCGGATGAAAAGCTCGCGGCCCTGCTGGCGCATGCCAGAGATGGGAAGTTGGTGTATCGGAGTTGTTGCTGCATTCTTGGCGCCGCCACTGCCGACCACGCACTCCAATCTGGGTATCCACGTTACCCGGTTAAAGCAGACCACTATGGCGTGGCCTGTGATCTGAAAGGCGCAAATTCCGCCGAGGCAGCCTATGGAAATCTCGAAGGCAATTATTCGGGGATGGATGACGAAGATGCCGACCCGATCCGCCGCAGGATTCTCATCCCCATGATCCTTGCGGAGTTTAAGCGGAGAGCCGCCGTGCGGCAGGAGAGTCCAAGTCTTGAACTCGTCGGGTAACTTCCACGGCATCCCGGTTTACACGTCACCCTATGTCGAGAAGGGAGCCGTGTACTTGGTGGGAAAGAAGCCGGAAGTGGAGTACCTCCTATCGGATTCTTTCGATACGGTTCTGGCGCGGCTGGATGATGAGTTCTTGCAGATGTGCGGAATCGTAAAAAACCTAAAGCCGTAAAGTCGCTTGCACTTTAATTGAGTCGGGAGTAGGATTCCGTCCATGAGTGGAAACAGTTTTTTTAGCGCAATCGGAAAATCGGCGTCTGACCAGCCCCCTGTCAAAGAAGTCGATGCCGCTATGGACAACTTCAAGCCAGAGGACGTCCAATTGAAACCCCGCCGAAAAGAAGACACAAAGTTCAACGCGAAATACGGAATCGAATGATGAACTCCCGCTTACGCCAAGTCACCCTCGCGGCCTACGCCCGCAGCCGCCGCCCCGACCAGCCGCCGGTCGAGCAGTTGACCGATGCCATGAAAATCCGGATTGAAGACTTCGCGCGCGAGGTGATTGATGAACTGGCTTCGGAAATGGATCGCACAAACTTTGCGGCGGCAATCGGCGACGTCCACATTGTCATTCCGGGAACGAAAGTCGGGAAGCGGTTGCGACTGCTCGCCGGGATCGAGGATTGCCCTGTTGCGCCCACGGCTTAGTAACATTCGTGTCGCGGTTTTGGACGCCGCATGGCTTAAGATTCCGAATCCTGTCAACTTTCAGACTCAGCAACGCTGTGCATTTCTGGGTGGCGAAATATGCAACATCACGATTCTGACCGCAGTAGTAGACTTTCCTTGTGAGCGAGGACGCCGAAAATCCGCGGACGGAAAAGCTTAAGGACATCGAGCCGGATGACACCCCTCTGGGTGCTCTGTTTAAGGCCGTCGACAAAGCCGACAAAATGAAGCGGGTGTTGATCATTTTCGAAAAGGATGATGACACCTACGGCAGTGAAGACAACGGCATCACCATAACCGAGGCTTTGTGGATGATCGAGTGCTACAAGGCGTGGATGTTCCGGATGGTCTTCCGACCGAAAGATGAGTAAGCGATGGAGCCGAAAGACGACCACTGTTGGCATGTCGAGGAGTTGGCGATCGTGAAGATGGTGAATCCGAGTCTTTGGCCGATCGTTTGTTGCTGGTGCGGAGCAAGAGCCAATGCCGCGATGCGGAGAAATACCCTTCCGGGGCACGGCGAGTACGCTCGGATTGACCAATTGGTTTACCCGCCGAGGAACACTTGCTATCCGAAATGATAACCAGTTGAGCACTACTGCTCAGACGAACGAAAATTATTCGGGATAGAATGAAAATAGTTCTTGTCGCTTGCAAGTTTTTAAGTTAGGATGGCCGCGAGATGACAACCTCATTGCAAGAAATCGCTGTACTCCTCGGAGTGGCGATCGTTGTGTTCGTGTACTACGCAACTCAGTTTCTCAAACTCGGAAAGGAAATCAAGAATACTATGACAACCGCAGCCCAAGCCCTCACCGATCTCCAGAACGCAGTCGCGGCTCTGACGACCGCTGTTTCGGCCGCCGTAACCGAACTTTCTACTCTGTTGGCCGACATCACAGCCGCCAACGGGGTGAACCCTGCTCAGGTCGAAGCTTCTGTCGCCCAAGCGAATACTCTCATTACCAACCTGAATGCCGCCGTGGCTGCCGCTCAAGCCGCTGCCAATCCGCCCGCTCCAGTCGTGGTTTCGGTTTCTCCCGCTACCGCTACCCTGGCCCCTCTCGGCACTACGCAGTTCGTTGCCAGCGTCACCGGCGGCGCATCCGGTGGAAGCACAGCCGTCACTTGGTCTGCTCTGACCGGAACCATTGACGCCAACGGAAACTACACGGCTCCCGCAGCCGGTGGCAGCGGTTCTGACACCGTCACTGCAACTTCCGTGCAAGACACGACCAAGAGCGCGACGGCTTCCGTCACGGTCACTGGTTAATTCTCTCCGACTGAATGATTTGCCCGGGCTGCAAAGGCCCGGGCTTTTTCTCTAACTTATGCGCCAGATCGTAAAAGTCCAACCTCTCCCTCCCGACATGGTTTCGAAGATTGCCAAACTCGAAGTGTCCATGGCGGCAGCCCATGCCGAGGCCGCGAAGTTTGTGAAGCTTTATAACGATTCCATTCGGCAACTCTGTGAAGTCTACGACCCGAATTACAAGGCCCATTCCACGGCTCCGGAAAGCTACTACGCCGGGGAAATCAAAGACGGCTGTCTGGTGATTACGAAGGACTGATGACCTCTCATTCCATAGGGCCGTGCCAGCCGTGCAAGGACCGAGGCCGCGACCAGCCGGCGGTGCGGATTGTGGCGGGTACCGCGTTTTGTAACGCTTGCTATGAAGGATTCGAACGCGGCTCGAAAGAGTGTATCCTATGCGGTCGCGGACTCAGGCCGTCCAACCAATTAGGCTACTGTTCCGGATGTTCGCAGTCCGGTGCTGCAGGCCGCGATATGAAGGAGAAAGATGCCAAACGGAAAGCCGAACGGCAAACAGGAGTGCGACCCAATATTTCTGTGGACGCGGGATCTGGTCGAGAAGCCGTGCGATCTGGTGACTGACTTCGGAGACGCTCTTTACTCGGTCTACCGCCGCATGTCTTATGCGAGCGAGTATTACCAGAGCATCGGCTTGTCGGCGCCGCAGATTGGAGTGTTTCAGGCGGTATCAATTCTTACGATCAAAGACCTGCATCTGGTGATGGTCAACCCGGAGATTGTCAGTTCCAAGGGACAATCGACCGAATACGAATCCTGCACCAGTATCCCCGGGTGCACGAGTAAGAACAAAGTTTTGAACAACCGAGCCAAGGTGACGCGGGCTTCGGAAATCGATTTACGCTGGTACGGCTTGGATGGCGAGAAGCAAGAGCAACGGTTTAACGGCTATGTGGCCCACGCGATCCAGCACGAGGTTGACCATCTGAGTGGTATCTTCTTCATAGACCGCTGCGGAGACTTAGCGCGCGGGATTGTGATGCGGAATTACGAGAACTTCAAACGGGCTTTGCAGGACGAATAGTCCAAGTATTGGACTGGAGAACCGAGATGGCCTTATTCGAACCAGCCTTTATTGTCTTGATGGGTCACGAAGATTCGACCATGTCGGGAGTCATCAGCCCCGAGCCGAATGGAGGTCAAGCGCGGTTCGGAATCAATAGTGTTGCCTGGCCGTCAGCCGTTGCGGATGGGTTTTACACGATGGATCACGACACAGCTTTGACCTACGCTGCAAACTTCTTCAAGGCAAACTTCTGGACTCCGATCGAGGGGTACCAGATCACCGACCAGAATGTGGCCAACAAATTCTTTGACCTGTCGGTGAACGAAGGCATCCAGCAAGCGACAAAGATCACCCAGCGAGCCGTGAACAGTTTGTTTATGACCGGCGTCGATGCTTTGATTATCGACGGCAAGCCGGGGCAGATGACGCTCTCGGCAATCAACAAAGCCGATCCTGTGGAACTTCTGGCTGCGATCAAGGAAAAGGCGAAGGATTTTTACATCGGTCTGGTCGCGTCGAATCCAAAGTTTAAGCCGGATTTGGCGGGATGGCTGGCGAGAGCGGAGTCGTAATCGTTTCTCGCTTGCACTTTTTCTGTGAAAGGAATATAAAGTCAACCAATGCCTCCGGTCATCGTGAAAATCTGCTTAGAAAAAGGGCACCACATTCAGAGTCAAGTCATCGGAGACTTCATCGACCCGGTGTTTAAGGTCGTAGTCCATAAGTACGAATTCCGCTGTACGCAGTGTGGTAAGACCCTCGCGGAAATCAACAAGTATAATCCTGGTGGCGCTCCCAAGTTAAGAAAGGCGAAACCGCATGACAACCATAGCAACTCCGCCGGTACTTCAGCCGTTGCAGAAGGCCCAACCGAAACTTCCGAAGCTCAGTCCATGGATGGCACCCAATCTGATCTGCCCGAACCGGGGGTGCAGCAAGACCCTACATCCCAGAGTCGCGGAGAGTAAAGAAGGCGGCGAGCCGTCTTTGGTCTACGATTGTGAGCCGTGTGGGTACACTTTTCAAATGTCTCTGACCCACGCCAACGGACAGGCGTTCCCTATCGGGAAGTTCGCTCCGAAAATTCCTGAAGCGCTAGGCTAACCGCATGCTGAAAGACGCTGTAGGGATGGACCTAAAATCCGGAGACTTCATCACGTTCGCTCAAGGGGCTAATCACCCTTTCCAGATTGTGGACACTGGTGAAGTCGTGCAGCCCGGCCCCGGTGGGCAGCCGGTTCGCATCCTGAAATTTGTCGGGCAAGTCATCATGCCAATCAGCCCACAGAACCCCGTGGCTCCTGTGTACAAGCTTCTCTTCAAGCCCGAGCAACCGCCCAGCATCGTTCAATGACCGTCGTTTACGTGATCGTCGCCGCGCTGGTCTTCCTCTTCTTGGGGATCGGCATTGCCATCTTAGGAGCCTTCGGATGGTACATGCTGAAGATGATTAAGGAGTTGAAGACGGCAGTGGACTCGCAGGTACGCGCTACCGCTGAACTGCTGGGCGAGGGATCATTCTCCCGGATCAGTAAAGGCTTGACCAGTCTGACATCGAACATGCCGGAGATACTCGCCGGGTTGAAAGAGTTCTCGCGTGTCATGCGGATATTCGCAAAAACCGCGATGGACCCGGACAAGGTTGCGGAGATGGAGTCCGAGGAGAACCAGTCGGCGGTTTACGGTTATAGTGAAGCCACAGCCGCGTCGAATGAGATTACCGAGGCCGCGAAGAAGGACAAGTTGGTGCTCACCGAGGAGCAACTGAAGCACATGAGAACCGACAGCGATACCCCACCCGCCGCTTGACCTGAAACCTCAATAGCCCGACAATTCCCTCATGCCCAACCACCCGGCGTCCATAGCGAACACAAAACACTTCGTTCGCTGGACGAGAAACCGTGCCGGCGAATCCGTCGAAGAAATCGCCAAAAAAGATGGCGTTGGGGAAGAGGCGGTTCGAAAGTCCCTACGATCCGTCGAAGAATACAAGGCTCGGAACACGGTTGACACTGCCAACCATGCCATCTCTGGTGTCGTCATCAACGTTATGCAGCATGTGGAGAAGGCACTGATCGAAGGCTTGAGCGCCAGCTACGAAGTCACCAAGACGGACGAGAACACAAAGCAGGAAAAAACCGTGAAGGAGCCGGATCATGCGATGCGGTTGAAGGCCGTAGCCGAGGCACGGGAGATGGCCAAAGTGATTCAGCCGAAGGGTCAGGGGCAGTCCATTGGGATTCAGGTGGGGGTCGGTATCGGAGATCGCAAGGCAACCGGGAACTATGTCGGCATGGAAGAGCGCATGCGCGACATCCGCAAGGAGATCAATGAACGGCCACTCCTTGCCGAGAAAGTTGTGCAGACCCAGGTTCTTGAAGCCAATCCCGGAGACATCATTGAGGGTGACGACGACGGCGAGGAAGATGAATGACGCAGGTCGCCCGCAAAGACCCGATGATCGACGAGGCAATCGACATCCTCAATCTGCACTTCAAACGGTGCCACTACGACTACGCGGAAGCCTTTAACACTCTCGGAAAAGTGTATTCGGATTTCATCAACGAAGAACTCGCGAAGTGCATGTCGAGTCCGCGGTACTATCTGGAAAACTATCACACGGTCAAAACTGAAGATCAGGGATTCAAAACACTCTTTCCCTTCTGGGACTCGCAGGAAATCTTCTACGCGGAAATCATGGAGTTGATGCTTGACGGCAAGCCCGTTAAGGTCTTGGTTTTGAAGGCTCGCCAGTTGGGGCTATCAACAGTCAGTGAAGGTCTTATCTTTCATCGCACCATATTTAATGAGGCGACCAACGCGCTAATTGTGGCGCAAGATCCCGGCCAGGCGGACTATTTGTTTTCCATGTCGGTTCGCGCCTACGACAACCTTCCTTGGTGGATGCGTCCGGAAGTGAAGTACAAATCGAAGGGCCGATACATGACGTTCGCGACGGAGGGCTATGAGCGCGAGGGCTTGAACTCTGAAATATTCGTGGAAGCCGCAAATAAACTTTCCGGCGTGTCAGTCGGTAAATCCATTCGCTGCGCGCACATGTGTCTCACTGATAAGAACAATGTGCTTTTGGCGAATGGGTTCATGAAGTCAATTGCCGACGTTAAAGCCGGAGACTCAATCCGGGGACGAGATGGGTTTGTTGAGGTACTGAATACGGCGGTTCGCGCAGAAGAGAGCCGTGGTTACCGAATTACGCCTTGGTGCAATTCAGCTTTTCCCATCGAAGGCACATGGAATCACGAAGTCCTCGTCGGTAAGATTAACCGCGCATGGAAACGTCCACATCGCGTCGACAATCTAAAACTAAAACGGTTGGACGAAATCACCAAGAAAGACGCCCTGATCATTCCAGTAAGACCAATCACGCACGACGGAACCATCCCGGCAACGACGCTATCTAAGCCTAGGAAGCAAGGTGGAGGCAATGCAGGAAAAAATATTTGCCAGCCACTAGCTAATCGCGAATGGGGATTTCTTGTTGGGCTTTATCTGGCCGAGGGGAGCATTACTCCAGACAGAGATCGCAATGGCGTGGTCAGCCAGACTTGCATTAGTCTCGACCACGACGAACAGCAGTTCGCGGATCGGTTTGGTGCTGCATGTGGAGTCGGATATGGGAAAGTAACGCGCGGCCCTGATGGCTCAAAGTCGAGGGTATACCATTTTTACAATGCCCAACTATCACGCTGGCTTTTTGATAATTTTGGCTACACGGATAACAAGCAACTCCCAGATTGGTGCTGGACTGTGGGCAGGGAGTTTCTATCTGGAGTCGTCGAAGGAATGATTTCTGGTGATGGACATGTCGTAAAGAAAACCCCGGAGATTTATTTCACGTCGGTCCGGTACCAACTATCCTGTCAATTGAGAGATGCGGTTGCGTCATTAGGGCATGGGTACGCGGGAATATATTTCCGTCCGGCTGGATTTCACTACGGAAGGAACTGCAAAGATTCTTGGATACTAGGCTTCGGCAAAGAGCCAGGAATTTCTATGCGCCAGGAGTATGGATGGCCAATGGCCCCCGCAAGATCAAAGAATCAGGGTTCGCATTGGATGTACTCCGCCGATAAATCACTAGTTGCAGTGCGAGTCAGATCAGTAGAAAAGTTCGACATTGAATTGGTTTATGACATCGAAGTTGACTCAGAAGATCACCTATTTCGTCTTCCGGGGGCCATTACGCACAATTCGGAACTTAGTGCGTGGCCTGATCCGAAGACCCTTACGACTCAAATTTTCCCGACGATGAACGCCAAGGACGAATTGGCAATCATGGAATCCACGGCTCGCGGGCGCCAGGGGTTTTGGTACGAGTTCTGGAACAAAGCCGTGAGTAAGTGGGGAGATGGTAGCTGGGAGTGGAAGCCGATCTTCATCGAATGGTTCCGCTGCCCGGATAAGTATTCCAAAAAGGTTCAGCCCGAGCAAAATTTCCAACTCAAAGAAGAAGAACGCGGATTCCGCGAGAACATCGTTAAATCAACAGGTTTCTTCATCCCTGATGAAATGTTCAACTGGAAGCGCGCAAAGATCGACGAAGTGATCGCGCTGGAAGGGGATGAATGGAGTTTCTACCAAGAATATCCTGCTAACCACATTGAGGCGTTCCAGACCTCTGGCAACTGCGCGTTCCCGAAGAAAAACCTCCAGCGGATCATGGAGACGACCTGCTGTCATCCCCGATGGTTCGGTGAGATCGTTTATAACCAAGGTGCTTCACAGCCAGTTAAAGTTCACCTCGTAGAACTCACAGATAAAGACGGCAAGGTGCATCCAGATGTAAACCTTCCACCAGCCGAGCGCGATGGCGGACGGTTCCGAGTTTGGGAGAAACCGGAACCAGGAGAGAGTTACTACGTTGGTGCCGACCCGGCCATGGGAATCGAAGGAACCGGCGACTTTTCCTGCGCCGAGGTTCTGAAGATTGGTCGTGGCGGTGCTCCGGACGTGCAGGTAGCGGAGTGGCGCGGCTGGATCAATCCGACACCTTTCGGCCATATCTTGGCGGCGCTTGGGACGTGGTACAACATGTGTGAGCTGGCTTTGGAATTGAACTCGGTCGGAGAAAAGACCTACCTCGAAGTTTTCCGCATCATCGAGTATCCGAACCTTTTCCGCTGGAAACACTACGATAAACTGAAAAATATTTACACGGATTACATGGCATGGGTTACGAACCATAAGACCCGAGACCTCATCATTACTCACATGCGCGAAAGGATCATGGAAAACACGGTTGTCCTGCGCAGCTATGACCTCTTGAATGAGATGCTCGACTTCTCACAGGACGAGGCTGGGGGACGGTTCGAAGGGCAGAACACAAACGACGACCGTGTGATGGCGATGCAAATCTGCGGCTGGTGCGCGCACGATTCCGACTACGGCCGACAGGCCGCCATGAAACCAGCTAGTGACGGAACCGGCGTTCACAAGTATTATGTGATTGATCCACTTGGGCGTATTGTTCAGGAATGCGACACGATGGATGATGCGCGAGCCGCGACGTTGACTACGCCGCATCCAGGTATTCGACAACTCAGTAGACCGGGATGGTCAGTTTCCACCCGCGTACAGCGCAAGGATTTTGGGAACACGGATTATTCTCCGGTACACGATAAGCCGGGGCCAAGACAAGACATGCACTACACTCACGGAATTCCCGCCGAAAGTATCAGTCTCTCAAACGTATTTTCCATTGAAGGCAATGCCGCTTCTGATGACTGGAGGAGTTACTGATGGCTGTGCTTGCTCAGGATTATTCGAAAATATCGGTGCCCAAAGGGTTCTTCTCGCGTGGGGCAATTAACCTAGAGATGGTCGGTGAAGACAGCGCATCGTGGATGATCCTTATAGAAAGAGCGTCCGATCAAGAGACTTCGTGGACTTGCGTGACGCTGCTTGGGCTGGATAATTTCCGTGAGAGAAGTGATAGCTTAATCCACTCCCTAGTGCACACTAAACTCTGGAACGCAATGGGTCGCCTTGAAGACTTAATGACGTCCGGATACTCCTACAAGACTGAGATCGGGCCACGAAGATATTTCGGTGATGCCTCGGCCCTGATGGTCAAGGACAGATTGAAGTCTGAATTCTCTTTCCTTGATCCAATCGTCAGGGAAGAATTTTCAAAACTTGCAGAGACTTACGGCTTCACTATAGTGGAGGCTACCCATGGCTGAAAACCCAGTAACCAACCGCGAGATGGCTCCGATGCCAGATGTGTTTGGATCGGAGAAAAACACTCCTCACGCGGTTTTTGAGAAGAGCCGCCGCGAAGCCGGATACAGCGGAACGAGATCAAGTGCTGGCGAGACTTCCGCGAATCATCGCCCAAACGATCTTGCCATGGCTTGCCCGAAGTGTCCCGGCGACGTGCGGATGTGGGAGCGCGCTGGTGCTGGATACTACTGTCTGAATGGGCACAAGTGGCTGGACTACGACGAACTGATGTCGCTGAATCCGCGCAAACTTCCATTTAAGGGGATCGTCGCTAAACAAGAAGGATTCACGAAGGTCACGCTCGACGTGCCCGGCAGTGTGGCCGAAGCGCTGACCAAAAAGTTTGGCGACAAGCTGGCACCTACCCTCTCTGCGGTTATGGACATCATTTCCGGATCGAAGTTCATTCTCATGGGCGAGAACGACGTTTTACAGATGACTCGGCATCTCGGGCAGGATGTTCCCAGTTCGGCCTTCATCTTGGGCAAGGTTTACGAACTCAAGGCCAGCAACGATCAGCAGAAGGAAACAATCGACAAACTACGAGTGAACCTCGCGGCAAAGCGCGGCGTACATGGCGTGGCCAGCGACTCGGAAGTTTCCGTCGATCTCGGTTCGGAGTTGATGGAGAAAGTGCAAAATCTGGCCGCGTCTCGCGAGCAGCCGATTGACGATGTGATTCGTGGTGTAGTGCAGAACGCGATTGAGAACGATTGGGCATAGTCCAAGTATTGGACTGGAGGGTCGAATATGGCATTGCTTAATTTTGCAATCGTGATGTTGGCTGTAGCCTCCATCTTTGCGGCCATTAAAGCGTTTATAGACCTCTTGTCGGCGAGAATAGATCACAAGTCCTGCAAGCTCCGCCTAGAAGAAGAGAACGCGATCATTATGCAACGAAAGATGGAGATCGAACACTGCGAAAGTCATAGAACAGAAGGTTAATTTTGGGTACCTTTCAGGCAACTTATCCCGAGCTCACCCCGCGCTACGCAGAAGAAAATGCCGGGGAAGGTGGTCAGTGGCCCACCGCCGAAGGGATGCAGGCGATCAAGAACTGGTGCGAAGCCGCGTATGAAGAAGCGGAAGGTGACCAAAAGAATTCAGACGAACTGAAGCAGGTTGACAAGCATATCGACTACCTCTCCGGCCTTCAATGGCCTACCGCAAGACCCTCCTACCGAGCAAAACCTATCAACAACCGCATGCAGCGGCTCTTCTGGGAACTTGTCGGCCTGCTTACAGATATTCGTCCTTTGATCGACGTGCGCGCTACGGAGCGGTCGGAGGAGATGATAAAACAGGAAGGCATTCTTAACGACACGACGCGCGCCTGGTGGTTGAATAACAACATCGACCAGAAAACCGCGATGTGCATTGTGTACGCTTTGCTGACGACTTCGTTCGCGAAGCTGGAGTGGGATCCTTCGATCAACATGGGCGAGGGAGAGTTGAGCCTGATTCCGCTTGGCCCCAGTTCTCTTTTGCCTTTGAAGCCGAGTACCGACCTGCAATCCGCCGAAGCGCTAATCTACGTGGATACGAAAGCCTGCGGCTGGGTCAAGAGAAAGTACCCCAAGAGAGCGCATCTCGTTGTTCCGGACATGGGCCTCTCGCAGTACACCGTGGAAACCGGGCACTCCGGAAACGTCACGCCACAACTGTTCTCAGTCCTCTCTCCTGCTTACAAGCGAATCATGTCGAAGGGGAATTACAAGGCTGGGCAGAGCGCTTATCCGATGTGTAAGTACCGTGAGTTCTGGCTGAAGGACTACTCGGTAAACACCAGCAATAAAATCATCAAGATGGGTGATACCACAAGCCAATGGAAAGTCGCCTACCAAGTTAAGCCGATGGAGATGCTGTATCCGCGCGGTCGTTTGATCGTAATGGCTGGCAAAGAAATCGTTGAGGACTGCCCAAATCCCTACATCCACGGGCTGTATCCATTTTCGATGCTGCGGTTGAATGTGGTTCCGTGGTCCTTCTACGGCCAGAGTCTTTTGAAGTCATGGGAAGACCTACAGGACATCGTCAACCAGATATTCGCCGGTGTGATCGATATGATTAAACGCGCGGTGAATCCGCCGTTCTTGGCGCCTAAATCAGCGTTGTCGGAGGAAGCGTGGAATCGAACCGATTTCAGCATGCCGGGGATGAAGCTCGCGTATAACGCATTGTCACCACAGGAGCCCAAGGTAGTTTCAACCGCGATGCTTCCGGGATTCGTTCTGCCGTTTGCACAGTCCGTTGAGCGCGAGATGGATCAACAATCGGGAGTCGCGGCTGTCAATGAAGCCGTGCGTAAGAAGCAAGTACCGGGCGGCGACACCCTCGACCAGATTCGGCAAAACCAGCAGACGCCGATCCGGCAGCAGGCGCGCAACATTGAAATCTTCCTGCGCGATCTCGGCATGCAGATGGTGCCGAACATCTTCCAGTTCTACAATAAAAAGAAGCGTATCTACATCATGGGAGATCAGGGAGCAACCAACTCGGACTTCGATTGGGACCCTGACACGATGCTCCCCGCCGGCACGGAGCCGATTGAGCACGTCCGCAAATTCAAGTTCTCCATCCTCGAAGGCTCACTGCTTTCGTTCCAGCGGCAGGACATGGTTTTGAACCTAATGAAACTGCGCCAGGCGAAGGAAATCGACCGCCGGACATTCTTCGAGAAGTTGAAAAAGATTGGCGCGATCGACCTCGACATCGACAAGGTGGAAGCGAATTTGAAGAAGGAAGCCGCGGAAGGGATCGCTGGCGCTCCGCCGAAAAAACCGCATGGACAGAAGGTGAACTGAGTGGGAGAGCCCATCGTAACGAACGGAGTTTACTTGGTCGCGGCGAATGGAACGCGCATCCCGCTCAACCGAACCGTGTTCCAAGCGTTCAAAAAATTTATGGACAATAAACTCACTGGGCAAATTGTCCTTCACATGAAGGCTGGCGGAATTGCGGCAGTTGAAGACCGAACCATGTACCAAGACTCTAATCAATAATTTGCAAGAGGCTTGACATCGGTATTCAGTTAGCGGATTATCGCAGCAGACATTGGTAGTAACCGAGCCCCTGATTTGTTCTCCCGGTAGAAACCGGACGTTGAATGAAACGGCTCCAGAGCGAAAAACTCTGGGGCCGTTTTCTTTTTGGAGACTGAAAATGCGAATCGGAAAAGTAAGAGGCAACAAGCACACCGAGCGAGTTCGTAAGCACACCGAGGGTGGGCGCAAAGCGAACGCGGTTCGCTTGAAGAAGGGCATGGGTCGGAACGGCCCACGCAGGGGATAAGTTTTGCCCTGGAATCCCAGTGACGCTTCGCGGCACACTCGCAAGGCGAAGAGCGCGAAGCAAAAACGACAATGGAGCCATATCAGTAACTCGGCTCTGGGTCGCGGGGAGAGCGAAGGGGCAGCGATAAGGATGGCGAACGGGGTCATCCGGAACGGCGGCAAGCGCAAAAAGAAGCGCGGTCGTTCAAGACGCTAATGGGTTTTCCCTGGAGGTGCAGGGTTAAAAACACGCGGGGCTATGAAAAATGGCCTCGGAGAAAGGAGATACCCATGTTGAACTTTGGACCGGTTGCCAACAAACGCGGAAAGAAAAAGCGTGGTCACAAGGGCCGTTAGTCGGCCGCCGGTGAAAGCCGGTAAACAAAATCAGGAGGACGCCGCGTCTTCCGCATGGGGGCGGGAAGTTACTTGGGATTCCCGCCCACCGTGTCAAACCTGAAAAGAGGATTTATGGCAAAAGCCGTAGCAGATATCGATCACTCGGATAAGACAGGGCACGGAGAAGATTCTCCGAAGCCGACCGTGAAGAAGGGGATATTCATCTCCCCGGCCACGTTTGCGCCTCTGGCGTCCAGTGGTGACGCAATCAGTCCGAACAAGAAGACCGGTACCTCATCGGGCGGAAGTCAATAATGGCCGCTGTCTTAGACGCGCCTCCTCCTCTACCCGCTGACGTGAAGTCACAGATGTCTGCCGGTGGGGGTTCGCCATTTCAGGACATCGCGAAACAGATGATGGACAAGAATGGCGGCGCGGGGGATTCCGCAGGTGCTCTGAAGATGCAGGGCGATGCGTGCAAAAAGCTTTTGGAAAAGATGGCGCAGTCCGCGCAAGCTGGCAAGTCGTTTTTCAGCCGTGCCATTCAGATGATCGATCAAGGAATTGCAGTAGAAAGCAGTAAGGGTCCAGGGGCACCAGCCGGGCCACAAGCCGACATGGTGGACACTGGATCAGGGGGCGGGATGACCGCACCTTCGTTCCCCGGATAGCCGGGACAACTTTAACTTAGTACCCGCAGCTCCGCCGCAGCCCGAAACCGGGAAGGTGTGAGAAGGAGAAGAGACGATGGCATTAAGTCAGGAACTTGAAGACGTGATTGCAGAGTTAGAAAAAGTCGATGCACCAGCCGCGAAGGAATATCGCGCGACATTGGAGAAGTTCCCAGCACTCCAGAAGCCGCTCGCAGAACGCGGGATGCGCCAGTCCGATTACGACCGCCGCATGAATGAAGTGAAAGACGATTTGGAAAACGCGAAGAAAGTTCGCGAGTGGTACAACGGCCCAGAAGGGAAATCTGCATACGACGCAAAAGATGCGTCATTGAAGGCCGCGATTGCCAAGCAAAAAGACTTGGAAGCCGAAGTGGCGAAGCGCGCGGTAGTCGCCGCCAGCCTGACGACTGCTCTTGGTCCGGACGGAAAGCCGATTGATCCCGCCGTCCTCGCCGAAAAGGTTTTGGAAAGTCTCAGGGGTCACGTCGTTGGTAAAACCGAAATCGAAGCGATGGTCACTGCCGAGGCCCAGAAGCTTGTCACCGCCCAGTTCGAAGAGGCACGTCAGAAATTCTACAAAGACGACTTTGCCCCCTCCGCGCAATGGCTGACGTCCATGACCGATGCGCAACTCCGGTATCACGACGAAACCGGAAAGCGGATGGATCGCAAAGAGTTTGCCAAATTCATGTCCGACAACAAGATTGATGATCCGGAAAAGGCTTACGAGCAGTTTGTGGCCCCGATCAAGCGCGAGAAGGAAGTCGAAACTTTGGCCGAGAAACGCGCTCAGGAGATTCTGGCGAAGCGCACGGAAGCCGGTGGCTTTCCTGGGTCGAGTGGTGCTCCGGGATCTGGTGGGCACTTGCAAGTTCGGTTGCACAAGAAGGAAGCCAACGATCCGTTGTTTGGCAGCGAAGTAGCTTTGGGTGACAACACCTTGGCTGCCGCTGCGGCTGCGGAGTTGAGCGCCGAAGGTAAGTAGTAAGCGCGAGATATCTCAACTAGAAGTCACGTAAGTGACTGGAGGATAAGCACTTGAGTCTCACCTACGACGATTTGACGAGTAAAACAAACAAGTTCATCGTTCCGCGAATGGTGGACGAAGTCTACAAGAGCTCACCTCTGTTCACTCGCCTGCGTTCCAAGAACATGGAGCGCTTCGAAGGCGGCACGTCGATTCGCCACCCAATCATGTACGCGAAGTTGAAGGGCGGACCCTTCACCCGTGGTGGCTCGTTCGACACGAGCTACGTCCAGACGGACACAGCGTTGGAAGTGAACGTAAAGTATTACTACGTGAACTGCACGCTGTTCGGCGTGGACAACGTCCTCAACCGCGGCAATGAGGCAGCAATGTCTCTTGTCGAGTCGAAGATGGTCAACGCAAGCGGTCGTATGGCCGACTTGCTTGGCACGGACATCTTCCTTGACGGCCAGGGGGTAAACTCCTCGTCCATCGCACTCGACGGCTTGTCGGCGTCGATTGATGACGGCACCAACTACCAGAGCTATGCCGGCGTGACCCGCTCGGATATTGCAACGGGTTCGAACGTAGGTATCAACTCCTACGTGGTGAACTCGGTTGGTACGCTCTCCCTGGGCGCGGTGCAGACGGCTTATGGTTCTGCCTGGTTCGGTCGCGAGCATGTCGATCTTCTGATCATGCCGCAGGCCGTGTGGGACATTCTGTGGAACAAGATCCAACCACAGCAACGGTTCCGTGAGGAATCGAGTGACGTGGCGAAGATCGGCTTCCAGTCGATGCGCTTCAACGGCGCTTCGGCCACGGTCGACCAGCTCTGTCCGGCTGGCTTCATGTGGGGACTGAATACCAAGTTCATTCAGTTCTGGATCACGACCATGCCGAAGTACCAGTTCGGATTCACGGGCTGGAAGGAATCGGCAAACACGGACGACGTGGCGGGTCAGTACCTGTTCGGTGGAAACCTGCTGAACGTTGGGCCACGGTTCATGTTTAAGCTTGGCGGAATTACGGGTTAAAAGTTGTTTGTTTTCAATAAGTTGTATGTAAGGTTGGCGGGGTCTTCCGGGGAAGGTTCGGCCTCGCCAACTTAAAAAACTTTCGCCCCTAGATGGGGCAGGAGAACTCAAATGCCATTCGGATTAGCAGTTGCAACGCCGAGAATCACAACTGGAAACGTGCGCACGACTTATGATCCTTACACGCCGTCTCCCGGAGCCACGACCCCTGGGCCGACTCCATCGCCATTCAACGGCTTGGCGTGTCCGTTTGGCACTACGTTTATGGACATCGGTGGGCCGGACTCGGTGTCGGGGACGACCACACAACTTCCGACTGGACAGGTGGCGGTGTACAAGTATGTCTTATACAAGTCGACAACCAACCCAGCTCTGACTACCGCAGCGGGAGTTGTGTATTACGTCGACAACACCGGCCTCATTGTCAGCGGTTCACCGACCGACGGTTACATCGGCCAAACCACGGCTGGTGCGGCTTCCGATACTGCCGGTATGATGATGCTGAACACGACCGATCTCACGACCGTCACAGCAACCCTTTTGAACAACGGCGGAAACGGGTCGGGCGTTTGGATCTGCATTGGTGGATTCGTGAAAGCCGGGGTCTGTCTGACCGCTGGAGTGGCTGGCGATTATTTGGCTGGCAACACGAAGACGTCCGGCACGGCGTGGTCGGTGATTCGTACTGCGGCTGGTGCAGCGGTCTTGGCCAATCGCTTCCTTGGTATTGCTCTGACGACAGCCGCCGCTTTGGGGGGCATCTTCACGCAAGACATGCAGATTGCTCTATCGCCGATTTCGCCGTACTAAGGCTGGCGTCCGATACTTGGACTGAGAGGAAAAAGTTATGGCATTTGCACCGACATACACGGGCATCGGCGACAACAAGCGGGATGTCTACGGCGCAACTGAGGTAGGTATCTGGCAGATTGCGTTCGGAGCCAGCGACACCTATGTCACTGG